TGTCTTTAAAATTTTTAATCATTATTTCCTCTTAATTAAATCTGTTGCTTTAAGTCCGTAAACGCTTGCTATGACGCCCACGAAAATTGTCTGATACCAAAATGGTAGCTGTGAAAAGTATTCAAAAAACAATTGCATTTTTTCCATAGCTGCTGGGTCATCTGAAAATACTGCCCAAGATAACAATGCTATCGGCGCCGAAAGCAAAAGTAAAATGAATTCGTCCTTCCAGTCCGATTGTCTTGCTTCTAATAATTTCCCTTGATATTCTGCTTCACCATTCGCCATCTTTTCTGCATGACGCATTTGTGCATCCGCCATAAGCATTTTAGTCTTTTGACGGTTCTTAAAAATATGAGAGCCTGCTTGAGCGGCTAATTTAATAGCGCTAAACCACATTAAAATACTCCTTTAAATCCTGTTCCTCTTATTGCTGCTTTGGTTCCTCTAACTCTTATAGCTTTACCATCACTAGCTTGTACTACTTCGCAAGGAGGCATAGAACCATCAGGACATAAACCCTTTTGTCCTTCTCCACCTATTGGTGCCATTGCAGGGGGATTATATCTTGCAGTGTTAAACATAGGATCATAATCATTTAAATTTTTTCCAAGTTTCATATCAGCTATCTGTGGTTTAGCGATATTTTTTAGTAAGTTTACAGCACCTAATGGAACATTTAATAATTTAGAACCTGCTAAAGTAAGCGCTGCTTTTCCAAAATTAATTCCTTTATCAACACTAGCTTTTTGTTGATTATATTTTTGAGCAGAGGATATTGCGTTTTGATGATTTAATTCTTGAACAGAAGTTACCTTAGATCTATCAGGACCTGCTGTACTTCCATATCCTTTGTTAGCTCTGTCTTGAGCTCTTCCAGGATCACCCATATCAGCCCCACCACCATATCTCATTTTGATTGGTGGTACGTTGGGGTTTGGGCCTCTTAGTGGTGGAGGCCCTGATCTTTTGCCAGAAATTTTATGCTTTTTTGACATCTTTATTTTTTTTTAATGCTGCAAAGTCCTCACCTGTAATTTTATTTGGTGGTGGAGCTGCCGCTGCAATCTTTTGTTGTTTAGGTGATAATTTTGTTTCGCCACCTGTAGATTTTTTATCTGTTTTAAATTTTTCTTTCGCCATGTTATATCCAATACCAATTCCAGAACCAACTTTAATTGTAAAATCAGCTATTCTTCCAATTGGAGATCTTTTAAAAACACTTTTAGTAACATTTTTTACAACACCTCTAACTTTATTAGTATTTATTGTAGGACGATTACTTAAATTAGTATTTGTTAGTAAACCTTTTCCAGAAAGATTTACTGGACTATTTTTATTAATAGTTGTAAGTAAGTTTGAGTAAGCTTTATCTAGCCCCAGTTTTTTTCCCGACATTTGTTTTCTCCATTTTTTCTCGAGCAACTTCTAATCTCTTATCCGATTGCTCATCTTGTGTTTCTAATTTTAATTTATCAAAATCTAATTTCTCTTCAAACTGATCTTGATTTTGTTCTATCTTCATACTACCCTCTTGAGCACGTCTTTGTAAATCCATGGCTCTTAAATCTAATTCTCTTTGTTTCAACATGATTACAGGGTCGCTTTTCTGTGCATCCATCATAGTTTCGTTCTGTGCTAGCTCTGCAGTTATCTGTGCAATCCTTTTTGCTACCTCAGAATTGTACATAGATTGAAATGCTTGTGGATTTTGTTGTGCCATAGCCATTAAATTAGGATCTTGTTGCATCATAGCCATAACTTCAGCAGATGCTTTCATAGAAACGTGTTGAGAGATGTGTCCTTGTAAATTTGCATACACCATAGGGTTAATTTGCACCATTCTAGTTCTCATAAACGCAGAATGGGCTGCAATATGAGCATCATGGTCTTGATCTGGATATGCAGTCATCGGTAACATCTGTAAAGCTTCCATATTTTCGATTGCAGGGTCTTTTGGAAACGGTTTTTGCTCTGGTTTTAGGATTTGAGGTATTTCTTTAGTACCTAAAGCCTCATAAACACGTCTATAAGCTTCATGTAAGTTGTGAAGTTGCGGATTTGACTGTGCAATTTGTAATTGTGTCTGTGCTAACGTCACTCTTTGCGACATTGAGAAGATATTTGGGTCTGCAACCGGTAAAATATCTACTCGGTCGTCAAAATCTACCACTTTAATCACTCTCTCAGCCCCGTAGACAGCGTATGGATACTCAGGTGGTAGGTATTCAGCTATAATTTGACCTAAAAGCTTAAATTCTTGCTTCATTGCATAGTAACAACGCTTGTGAATAGCACTCATTACCCTAGAACCTCTCTCTAAAAGAGCAATTGTAGTGCCAACAGCTGCCGCTTGGTTACCATCACCGACTTGATTGTCAGCAATTGATGCAAATCTTCTTCCTGCATCTACACAAAAACCTAAAAGATTGAATAAAGTTGTGCTTGGTTCTTTAAAAGGTAGTAATTGAAACTGATCTCTGATGTTTCCACCTGGTGCATCAACGTCTCTGAACTCTCCAGGTTGAATTGGTTGGTCATCATCTCTAATTCTCATACCTCTAGACTTAAATCCAGCAGGTAGATTTGATAATGTACCTGCATCAAGTAGTTGTCTTAGAGCAGTAGTTGCTGTTCGAGACAGGCCACCGATCATGTGAATTAAACCAAAACCATAAAATCCTAAACCAGGTAAGAATTTGTAATGTGAAAAATATTCTTTTCTAATAAATTTGTTATCACCTTCTCTATAATTTCTGTAAATAGATAAAATTTGTCTTGTACCTTCTTCAATAGTTACGACATAAGGTATTTTAATATTAATTTTGTCTTCATCATTCTCTGCAATGTAGTCAGATAAATCTAAATCCACATGCATTTCTAAAATATTGTATATATAATCTTTTGATTCAACAGCTTTAATACCTTCTAGTTCATTGTATTTATCTTGAATTTTGTTTTCTTTCTTTTGAGGTTTCATTAGATCTACTTGTCTATAAAAACCTGCTGCCATTTTCTTTAATAAATCATTTTCAGATTGTTTTAATACATGTGTAATTCTTGGTGCATCTTTTAAGTCCGTTGCATAATACGGTACGACTAAATCTTCTGCAGGTATAAATTTAGATACTGCTCTTTCTAATACTGAATCGTAATATATTTTTTTAAATGCAGAACCTGCAAGTGGTAAATAAAATAACAACTGATCAAACTCTGGAGTATACTCTTCCATCTTCTCCATGATTTGAAAGTTCATAAAATCTTTTACTCTTTGTGCTTGAGCTTCAGTTTGTTCGTTTTGTAATCCAACAATTTTAGTTTTTACTGGACCATCGCTTGGTAATAATTCTTTGTAAGCTTGTGCTTGAAATTGTGTAACGGCTTCCGATAACAAAGGATGAGTAACATTACTCGCACCTTTGAAAGGTTGTGTAGTCGATTTGTATTTAAATCCTAAAAGGTCTAAACCATTTCTGTACGTGTCTTCCCAATCTTTTCTTGATTCTCTATCGCTATCATATTCAGAAATTAAATCTGAAGCTAATTGTGATAAAGCTTTGTCATCAATATCTTCTGCAATGTTTGCATAGAAATCCTGTTCAGATTCTTCTGTTACTTCTTCTTCACCTTCTTCAGGTGGTAAAGTTACAACAGCTTCTTCTTCAACATCAACTTCTTCGTTGATTGGATTATCGGATTCTATCGCCATTAATATAATTTAGTTGGTTTTAAATTAACCATCTTTCCGCCTCTAGCTTTGATCATCTTACCAGCTTTAGCACCACCAGAGAATCCAATATCAATAGTTGTTTTTGGATTTGTAGTAAAGATTTCATCAGCCATAAAATTTTTTGCTCTTTGAAGCAAACCAATTTTACCTTGTTGAGTTCCTTTACCACCTCTCATAATAGCATCTTTATAGCCTTTGCCACCTTTCATAGCAGCATCAGTAGTCATCATTTTTCTAGCGGAAGACATTTTGTCTTTTGCTGTGATGGTCATGTCTTTACCACCAAGCATTTTAGACGCTCCGTAAGCTGCAGCTCCAATCGCCGCTGCTTTACCAGCTTTCTTCAATATTTTTTTTAACTTAGCCATAATTGTCTCCTATAGGTTTATTACAGCAGTGTAAAGCATTTTATGCCAAAAATCTATAATAGCGAAGTAAAAATGTTCTTCTGATCTACAAATCCACCTTCGTACATATAAGCTTTCATTGGTAATAAGAACTTTTTAAGTGTTGCACTATCTGCAATCAGAGTAGGCACCATTTCATAGACATCAGGATTATTAGGCCCTAATTCTTTAATCTGTAACCTACCAACATTCACTTCTGATTTTCTTAGATTCAATAAGTTTTCTGCTTCTTCTAAAGTATCTGCTGCAGCTAAGTGATCTTCAAATATATACTCATCTCCAATTTTTTTATTGTAATGCGCTTTACCTGATTCTACCGCTCTCTTAAATGA